CATGTTTGGTAGGTGGTTAATGTGTCATGTCTTATTTTAATTTCAAGATTCAAGAAGAACTCTACTGTACGGGAGTATCGTAGAGGCTTTCTAATTTACATAGAACAAGTAAAACAAAAATAAAATCGTACAAACCTTATAATAAACCTTTAAAACAAACAACTATGGATAAAACCAACAGAATAGACAATGTTCTATATGACTTTGTCTATGATCCAAAAGGATTAGTTAATCCAACGGATCAAACGTTAGAATTTATTGAAAAAATGTGTTCTGGAATATTAGTTCAGAACTCAGGAGATCGTGAATTAGGTATAGAGCCTAATGATTATTTCATTACTGCGGTAAAGATAAACCCAGGATTCGAGATGTGGAAAACGTCAAAAAAATGGGTATTTATCTGGTTAGACAGAGTATCCGAAATATCTTTAAAAGGTAACAATAGAATAAAGTATATGCATAAGTTCTATAGTTACTTTTTAATAGACAAAGATGTCAAAATCGAAGTAGAACCGTCAAAGAATAGATTTGATTTTGGCATACACAGAGTACAAAAATCTTTGAATGAGCACAATGCAGTAAAATATCTTGAAGTACAAATTCAAGATTTTACTGGAGTACAAGATTCTGCTGGAGTACTAGAATCAATAGAAACAAATAAAGAAGAGGAGGGATAAATGAATACTTCAGAAAAAGCGAATCTATATAGAAATATGCATCGACCTTTAGTTGATGCCTTATTTGAAGAAAAAGAAAAGCTAGAAGAAAGGCTAAATTTAGCCATAAAAGAAAGAGATATAAAAAGAGCAAAAGTATTAAAAGAAAAAATTAGAAAGATAGATTCCGAGGCGAGAGAATTATGGAAAAAAATCCAGAAAGAAGCCGAGGAACTTTAATATTAAAAAACTCCTAAAATTTCAAAAAAAATGGGAAAAATTAGAGTACAACCTGCGATCACAGAAGACAACATTGCAGGTATCATCAATGTAAATCAAAGATTACTTGATGAAGAAAATCAACCAAAGTTCGGATCGATTGGGTTAAGACAAGAAGTTTTGTTATTTAGAGGAAACTTCGTTACTGTTGAAAAAAGAGTAGGATATTTAAATGGTACTTTAAGCGATTTAGAAAGAGTCGTAGATGAGTATAATTTAAGACCAAATGAAGGAGTACCTGATTCATTTAACAGGAAGTTAGTGATTCAGGAATCATTGGAAAAATCTTGGGAGACACAAAATCCTAAAATTAATCCTACCACGGGTGAAGTATTAACTTATATGGGTCATCCGATCTATAGACGTTGTCTGGTTGTTGATAAAGATTCTCCAGAAGAAGATGTTTATATAATTGCAGACAATACTGTAGCTGGAAGGTCTTTACATCAGAATGAGTTAAATCAGAATGAGATAGATCAACAGTTTGGATCAAGGGAAACCAAAACTGTATTAAACAGCTTATAACATTAAAATAAATTGAGAGGATTAGATAGAAATATCTAGTCTTCTCAATTTTTTGTATCTTTGCAAAAATGATCTTTTAGATAATAAATTTACCAATAGAAATATCTAGTCTTCTCAATTTTTTGTATCTTTGCAAAAATGATCTTATGGTAAATTTATTATCTAATGAAAAAATAGTTTCTGATAGTATTCAAGTCACAGACGAAGAAAGCATATTAGATTATTTAAAAGACAAAGAAGAGATATGCTTAGATACAGAAACAGAAGGCTTAGTACCTTTTAATGATAAACTATTATTATTAACACTAGGAGATAGTGATAATCAATTTGTAATAGATATAGAAACAAAAAAAGAAAGTTGTAAATATATATTAAGTAATTTACAAGACAAATTATTTATAATGCATAATGCAAAATTTGATTATATATTTATAAAATATCATTTAGGCATATCATTAAACAATTTATATTGTACATATATAGCAAGTCAAGTAAATTATAACGGATTTAATATAAAACATAACTTAAAAGATTTATTATTTAGACATTTCAATATAATTTTGGATAAGACTGAAAGAGAAACATTTGTAAGAAACAATTTATTAAATGAATCGCAAATAATTTATGCAGCTAATGATATAAAATATTTAAAAAAGCTGAAAAAAAGACAAGAAGAAATGTCTTTAAAATTAAATTTAACAGAAACTATAAGATTAGAAATGGAGTTAATACCATACTTAGGAGATATGGAATTAACAGGATTATTGGTAGATGAGGATAAATGGAACAAATATATAGAAATAAATAAAAATAACTTAAAAGAAATAAGTGATAAAATTAAAGATGAATTGTACAAATTACAAAGCAATTTTAAGATTATAGATAAAAATACAATAAATTCGAAGCATGATATAAATCAATTAGAATTATTTTCAGATGAAGATCATGACAGAAATTTAGTAAACAAAGTGGATATATCTTCTCCTAATCAAATGTTAAAAATATTAAACAAGTTAGGAGTTTATATAGAATCCACAAAAAGTGAATTGTTACAAAAATTTATATTAGACAATCCACAACATAAAACAAAGGATTTAATTGAATTATTACTAAAATACAGAAAATATAGTAAATTTGTATCTACATATGGTGATTCATTTTTAAATAGTATAAATAAAACAACAAAAAGATTACACAGCAATATATCGCAGTGTAGCACAGATACAGGAAGAATATCTTCAAAAAGTTATAGTAAAAATGAAGGAGTAAATTTACAAAATATACCGGCAGATAATGATTTAAGACATTGTTTTATATCAAGACCGGGTTATAAAATAATAACTATAGATTATTCTCAACAAGAAATAACTTTAGCTGCATCGCAATCACAAGATCCATTATTATTAGCAGCATGTAATAATAATATAGATTTACACACAGAGTTAGCTACCATAAGTTACAGGATAATAACCAAAGATCCAAGTTTTGTAATAAATAAAGAAATAAGAACAAAACATAAAAGAGTGGTTTTTGGATTATTTTATGGAGCAGGAGCAAAAAGAATAAGTGAAGTTCTCAGTATAGATAATAAAACCGCTTTAGAAGTATATAATGCCTTAATGGAGAAATTAAGTGAATTTAATAAATATCAAGAAAATATAAAGAAAGCATTAAAAGAAGATTACACGGTAAGAGATCATTCTTATACAAATAGAATGAAATTTTTTCATCAATTACTAAATAAAGAAATGGAATTATATGAAGCTGAGAAACAAGCTTGTAATTTTCCTATTCAATCTTCAGGAGCAAGTATGATAAAGAAAGCTATTATAGAATGTGGAAAATATATAAAAAATAATAACTTAGACTGTCGCATATTATTTACTGTACATGATGAACTATTATTTGAAGGCAAAGAAGAAATATCTAATGATGTAGCTAATGATTTAAAAAATATTATGGAAAAAGTTGGATTATTATTTTTAAATAATGTAGCAATAAAAGCCAGTGTTACGATAGATGAATTTTGGACAAAGTGAGAAGAAATAAAATAAATTTAAAATGTGGAATATACAAAATAAGATTATTAAAGCTAAAGAAGTAGCAGATAGATATCCAGATAATTTTTATTGTATTGATATTACTGATAAAATACGATTACAAGGATGCTTAGAAAATTTCCCCAAAAGATTCGTAATAGAATTAATTAAAAAAGAAAATTTTCAGCTTGAAATAGATGATAATTATTTTATAGTATTAAAAAAAGTAGAAGATGATATACCTTTAGAAATTGTATTAACTTGAAAAAAAATAAAATCATGAATGAATTATTTGATGAATTAGGCTGTTAGGTGCAGGTTTTATTAACGGAATTGAATATGAAAAACAGAAATTTAGATCATAAAGATGATTGGGCAACACCACCAGAAGTGTATGCCAAATTGAACGAGGAATTTGATTTTACGTTTGACCCTTGCCCGTATCAACACGATATTGAAAAGTGGGATGGTTTGGAAGTAGAATGGGGTGAGCGAAATTTTATCAACCCACCTTATAGCAGAAAACTCAAAGAAGCATTTGTACGGAAGGCAATATCTGAAAGCAAAAAGGGAAAACTGTGTGTAATGCTACTACCTGTAAGTACAAGTACAAAGCTATTTCACAAAGATATATTGCCGAACCAAACAGAAATAAGGTTCTTTGAGGGGAGGATAAAATTTTGCGGTGTAAATACATTCGGGGAATATGTTACGGGCAAGGCTGGGATGCACGATTCTATGTTGGTGGTGTTTGACGGTCGCTCTTAAACTTGCACCATAACTTATAAATTTAGAGAAAACGAACTTAAAGCTAAGTTTATTTGTATGTTGGATGATTGGGCAATATTAACTAATATAACTTTTTTAGATTTTGATAAATTTTATGAAATTTTAAGTATAAATGATGAAAATTATTATTTAAAAACTAAAGAATCGAAATTATATATTTCACAAAATGATTCAACTATAAAAGAATTTCCAATAAATTTTGTTCCAGTTATATATAAAATAAATATGTTGAAAAATTTTGAAGATACATTAAAAAAATTTGAAAATGATTTAGATTTAGAATATAAATCTTACCTTAGATTTGGAATATAAATCTTATCTTAACATAGTAACCTAATTAAAAACTTTATAAATTTATGAAAAATTCGGTATGTTATATATCAAAAATCAGAGAAATAAAACCTATTGAGAATGCAGATAATATAGAATTAGCATTAGTAGAAGGTTGGCAATGTATAGTTAAAAAAGGTGAGTTTAAAAAAGATGATAACGTTATCTTAATAACTGAAGGTGCTATTATACCAGAAGATTTAGCACAATCTTTTGGTATAAAAAAATATTTGCATAAAGATAATACTGTGCATGTTGTAAAACTAAAAGGTATATATTCAGAATGTCTTATATATTCAGAATGTCTAATATTACCTATAGATTTAATTAAAGATAAAATAAAAGATATTGATTACAGAAAAGATTTAAGTGATATTTTAAATATATATAAACCAAAACAAGAAAAAATTATTCCAGACAAAAAGTTTTTAAATGATAATGAAAATTTTAGAATTTATTACAACATACCCAATTTTAAAGACGTACCAAATATATTTTATAAAGGAGAATCTTTACAAATAACTAGGAAAATTCATGGAACGAATGCACGATTTGGTATAGTAAGAAAAAATAAAATAAGTTTAAAAGATTTATTTAGATATTATATTAAAAGAGATAAATGGGCATTTTTTGAGTATATGGTAGGATCACATAAAAAGATTTTAAATTTAAAATCAAATTCTAAAAACAATAATGTATATATAGAAATATCTAAAAGATTGAAAATTAAAAAGAAGTTATTTGAATATGTAAAATATAATGAAGATCCAAACAAATTAGTAAACTTCATTATATACGGTGAGATATATGGAAAAGGTATACAAAACAATTATACATATTCTTTAAAAACTACAAATTTATTTTGTTTTGATGTAATGATAAATGATAGTTATATCAAACCAAATAAAGCAAAAGAAATAGTTAAAAAACTTGATTTAGAATATATTCCTGTTTTAGAAGATGACCATACATATACAAGTATAGATATTATTTTTGATAAATATGTTAAAAATGCTTATTTTAAAAATACAAGAATACCACATGAAGGTGTAGTGGTTAAAAGTTTAGATTCCGTATTACCAAAATACGTTAAAATTAAAAATCCAGAATTTTTAATTTACACAAAAAGTCACAATGTAAGTGATTATTCTTAAGTTATTATTCATATTAAATAAACTCATAAAATGGATAAAAGAGATATAATAATAAATGAGGCAGTAGAGTCTCTTATAAAGAATAATGGAGGAACAGTTGTATTATCTACAGGTACAGGTAAAACAAAAATGGTTCTAGATTTCATATTAAGAGATAGTAGAAATACAGAAGGTGAAGTTTATAATGTAGTTCTAGTAAGTTCACGTGTTTTATTAGAAGAAGTATGGAAACAAGAATTAAAGAAGTGGGGATTTAAGAATAAATATGGGTTCATATATGAACATAAAGATACACCAAAACCTATAAAATTTGAATTTAAAACTTCACAATTAATTTATAAATATGAAAATCCATTACCAGAAAAATATAATTTATTAGTTGTAGATGAAATACATAGTGTAGTAACTAAAGAATACTCGAACATATTTAACATAGTAAAATATGACAAAGTAATAGGATTAACTGGTACTCCTTTTGGAAAAGATGAAGAAGAAAAACTAGAATTATATAATAAATATTGTCCAATAATATTTACTTATACAAATAGTTCAAAAGATGGTATAATAAATAAAAGGCAATATTTTATTATAGAGCATGTACTAGATAATGATCATAAATTTTTAGTGCAGTTTAAGACGGGAAAATTTTATAAAGGAGAGCTAGATTTATATACTTATTATGATTCAAAATTTCAAGAATATAAAAAGAAACTAATAGATTTAGTAAAAATAGAAAGAAATACTAATCCATTTTATAAAATATATGATATAAAGAAAGAATTAAAAGAAGATATTTGGGAGATAGCTGTTACATGGGGTTGGAAAAAACAAGGTACTAAAGAACAAAATGCAATAGCTTATAATTATTTAAGAACAGTACAAGCCAGAAAAAATCTATTATTATTATCTAATACAAGAGCTGATGTAGCATTACAAATAAAGAATAAAATCAGAGAGAAAGATCATGAAGCCAGAATAGTTTTATTTTCAGAGCTTAATGATCAGTTGGAAAAGATAACAGATAATAGAATATATAGTAAAAATAATAGAGACACCAACACGTACAATTTAAAAAGATTTAATTCTAATGAAGTTAAAGAAATAGGTGGTTGTAATTCATTAAATACCAGTGTAAATTTAAAAAATACAAAATATGGTATTCTTGAAAGTTATGTTGGATCTACTATAAATACACGTCAGCGTTTTGGAAGATTAGATAGATTATCTCCAGATGATATTGCATATGCATTTATAATTAAAACAAAGAATACACAGATGGAGAAATGGTTTAGAGATGCTATGAAAGATATTGATTTATCTAGAGCAGAAGTAATAAATATAAACGAATTATAAAAATCACAAAAAATGATAATAGAAATAGATATTGATATAGTAAAAAAGAGTAAACTTCCAATAAGAGAATTCATTCTTTTAAAATTACTAAATGAATTAGAATTCAATGTAGTAAAAGATTTATATTCTGATCAATATAATACTTTAAAAGAATTTGATAAAGCTTTAAAATTACTAGAAAATTTAAACTATATTATATATAAAGATAATACGGTTGTTTTACGTTCTGAAAGTGAAGAGCTTTTTAGTAAAGATAAAATAGATTTTGTTGAATTAACTAAAAAAATAAGAGAGTTATTTCCAAAAAATAAGAAAGGAGATGAACAAGGAGTATTAAAAAAGTTAAAACAATTTTATAAAAATAATAAAAAATTTAGAGATGAAGACTTAATATTAAGAGCTACAAAACATTATATAGAACATACAGATAATTTATATATAAAACAAGCACATTACTTCATATATAAAGATGGTATAAGTACATTAGCATCTATATGTGATTATTTACTAAACTTAGAAGAAAATCCAACAAATGAGATAACATTATGAATTTAATAGAAACCATAAAATTCAATAGAGATAAAAGATTAAATGGCGAGATAATAACTATTCCGTGGCCATTTAATAAATTAAATAATGTGATAGCAGGTATTCAAAAAGGAAGATATTATTTAGTAAGTGGAGGTCCAAAATCAGGTAAAACTCAAATAGCAGATAGTTTATTTACTTATAATGTAATAGATTGGTATTTAGCTAATAAAGGTAAAACAAATATAAAACCAAAAATATTTTATTTTACTTTAGAACTAACATCAGAATATAAACAATTAATGCTTATATCTAGAAAATTATTTAAAGATTATAAAAAAATAATAAATCCAGAAAAATTGATGTCATCATACAAAGATTTTATCATTGATGAAGAAACGACTTATCAAATAGAAAATATCTACAACACATATGTGACAGAAGTATTAAAATTTACTGAATTCATAGAAGATGCTAAAACACCAAAATCAATATATAAGATTATAATGAATTATATTGAAAACAGTGGTAAGATATATAAAAAATTAATAACCACTAAAACTGGTGAAGAAATAGAAATATTTGATAGATATGAACCAATGGACGAAAATGAATTTGTATTTGTCATAGTAGATCATATAGGATTAATTACTCCAGAAAAAGGAGAAACTTTATATCAAGCTATTGCAGATTTAAGTAGTATGTTGTCCAGATTAAGAAATCATTATAAGATAATACCTGTTATAGTACAACAACAGGCTTTAGAAATAGAAAGGCAACAATTTACTTATAAAGGAGAATCTATCATTGATAAATTAAAACCATCTGCAGCTGGATTAGCTGATAATAAATGTACATCTAGAGATTGTGATATATTATTCGGTATATTTTCGCCAGATAAATTTGATATAGAAGTTTATAAAAAATATGAAATTTATAAGCTTAAAGATTGTTTTAAAGAACTATCCATAAGTATAAATAGACATGGTAAGTCAAATTTATCACTACCATTATTTTTCATTGGCGATTCAAATAATTTTGAAGAATTACCTCCCGCAGATTCTTTGGATATCATAAAAGTTTATAAATTTGCAAAAGATATAGAGAACTTACAATTAAATATCAAAAGTATAACTAATTAAAACTGAAACACATGCAAGTAGAAATCAAAGAAATCATGGGATTTGGAGCTGTATTAAACAATTTAAGTTTAGCTCAAAGGAAGAATCCGAGAAGTGCAGTAATAACGAAGTTACCACAACAAGAAGAAGTAAGAAGAAATGTTTTAAATTACTCAACCTCGGTAGCAGTTAATCGAAAAGATTTAGATGTTTTGAGAGAAATGGTATTAAGACAAGGTTCTAACATTAGACCTTTAAAAGGTATAATAGTTATATTAAGAATTAAAGCTACTATTAAATTCTGGAGTAAGCTATTAGAAGATAAAAGAATTCAGTCATTATATTCAGATAGTTATATTGGAATATTAAAAAGAATAGGAGTAACAAAAGAAGATTTTGACGAAAATATAAGTGATAAAAAGTTAGAAGAAATAAATAAAATCTTAAAAGAAGATAGAGAAATTGCTTTTTCAGAAGATTATTTTAAAAATTATTTGCAAACTAAAGATATAATAGTAAGTTATCTTACGTTAAGAGAGTTATATTTAAAGAAAGATGATACATTTAAATTATTTTTTGAAGAATTAAAGCATATATTGCCTTATTCTGATTTAATATTTCTTGAACCAAAAGAACAATAATATGGGAATGACAGTTGGTGTATTAGGAGAAAGTGGTAGTGGAAAAACCACTTCGATAGTAACTAATAAAGATGGTACAATATCTTTAGATCCACAAACATTAGAATGGGATATGAAGACATATAGTGGACTAAATCAGAAATCCACTGTTTTAATAAATTCAGATAAAAAACCTTTACCATTTGCAGATATATTTCCAAGTAATAATGTTATAAAAACATCTGATATTGATGATATAAACGTAATATTAAAAAGAGCTTCAGAAAGTACAACAATAAAAAGTGTTGTAATAGATACTATAAATGGTGTCATGTTAGATAGAGAAATGTTAGAAGCTCAAAAATTGACATATGATAAATGGTATGATTTTGCACGAGATATTTATGCTTTAATAGTTAATATAAGTAGTTTAAAACCAGACTTAATAGTATATTTGATGGGCCATATTAGTTTATATACCAATGTAGACGGTAATGAATCAAGAGCTCTAGTTACAAATGGTAAAAAGTTAGAAAAAATAAAATTGGAATCTAAAATGTCAATAGTGTTATTTACACATGTTGATTTTGTTAATGGAAAAGCTTCTTACAGTTTTGAAACTAGTTCAAATAGAAGTACTGCACATACTCCTTACGGGATGTTTAATGATTTTTTAATACCCAATTCATTATCATTAGTTGATGAGCGTATTAGAACTTATTATAAATTACAAAATTAAGTAAAAATGGAACAACAATTTCCTATGATATATTTATATACAAGAAATATAGCTGGTAAAGTAACTAAGCATATTAAGCTTAATAAAGAAGCTTTATCAGCTTTAAAAGATAAGAATACTAGTATAAATAAAACTATTATTACAATAGGTACTTATGAAGATAATATATATTTTGTAAATGTTACAGATATAGATAGAAAAACAATAAAAATTCCAATAAATTTAAATAAAAATGGTATAATAAATAATGGACATTTGTTTGATTATTTATATAAAAGATTTGTAGATATAGCAAATGAATACGGTAATATAGTGTTATTTGGAATTCCATGCGTTATTGATGGTATTAAATGTTTAAAATTAATAAGTAAATTGATAGAAGAAAATTATTTTTATGTAGAAGAACAATTAATCAATAACACAATTAGTGATTAATAAATAAATAAACAAACAAACAAATAAATAAATAAATTATGGAAAGAATAGATTATAATTTTGATGAGAACTATAATGAAAATACATTTGTAAATATTGAACCAGGTATAATAGAAAACATGTACCTAAGTGATGTTAAAGTAAGTGAAGAAGATAATAATAGTTATATAGAATATACGTTTTCAGATATAAAAGATACATTTAAAGTAAATCGACGTTATTATGAGCCAAAAATAGGAGGTTTTATAAAAAATGAAGATGATCTATATAAAGATAGCGTAAAGAAGAAAAATATAATAGCTAATATTTCCAGGAATATTATAGGAGAATCTTATAGTATAACTGGTGTAAAAACATACAAAGATTTAATTAGAGTTGCAGCTGCAGATTTAAAAAAGGTTATTCCAAATAAAATTTTAGTTCGAGTTGTAGTTGTATTAAATAATGATAATTTTGCAACATTAAGATCATTTGTACCAGTTATAGAGAATATGAATGTTAATCCTTCAAAATTAAAATTAAATAGATATGATAAATTAGTTTCAAGTGATAATAAATCTTCTGGATTAAAAGAAAGTTTAGAAAATAGTTGGGATTAATGATAAATTATGAAATAAAGCTTCCTTTAACAAAAGAAACTATATTATCATTTATTACAGAATATGATATATTTAAATATTATATACCGTCAATGAAGGATATAAATGTCTCTTTTAAATCAGAATTAAGAGAAGATAATCATCCTTCATGCAGGGTATTTTATACTAATAACAATAAATTAAAGTACAAAGATTTTGGAATTGAAGGTACGTTAAATTGTTTTCAATATGTAATGATGAAATATAATATTTCTTATAAAGAAGCTTTAAAAAAAATAATACAAGATTTTAATTTAGATTTAATAGATTCAGATATTGCATATTTTACATTACAATTAAGTAAAAAACCGGTTAAAGTAAATTGGAAAACTAATAAAGAACTAACAAAAATATTAGTTAAGAAAGTAAAATTTAGAAAAAAAGATATAGAATATTGGAATCAATATAATATAACACAAGATTGGTTAGAGAAAGCACATGTATCACCAATAACTGCATTTTATATTAAAACTAAAATTTCAGAACGTTATATAGGAAGTTCTTATCTTTCTTATTGTTATGACTTTGGTCAAATAGATAATACGAAAATAAGAAAAATTTATCAACCGTTTAATAATAAAGTAAAATTTATAGGTAATGTTACTAAAGATATAATACAAGGATATCATTTATTACCTAGAAATGGTAATTTATTGATAATAACGTCTTCTTTAAAAGATGTAGGAACTTTATTTTGTAATACTAATACTTTTGCAATAGCCCCAAATTCTGAAGTTTCATTTATACAACCATTAGAATTGTATAAATTAAAAGATAGATTTAGAAATATTGTTATATGGTATGATAATGATAAATGTGGAATATTAAATGCAAAGAAATTTTCAGATATATATAAATTAGATTACATTTATATTCCAGAAAAATTTAAAGATAAAGATCCATCAGATTTTGTATTAAAGTATGGGACAAAGGAGTTAAATCTTCTTTTAAATTATTTATTAGAAACTAAAAATATAAAACATGACTAGAAAGATTTATTATAAAAGACCAGATAGAGTAGGTCTTGATTTTATTAGTAGTGATGCTACTACATTTGGAGAATTAAAAAAAGAATTTTCTCAACAACTAAAGCTAAATTTAGATGATATGATTGTAATTGTGCGTGAAGGTTTTATAACATTATCTCTTAATGAAGCTATATTACCAAATACAGAATTTACTTTACTTCTTTATAAAAGTAAACAAAAAGGAGGAATTGATTATAGTAAATTAAGTTATAAAGAACTTCAAAATTTAGCTAAAAGTTATAAAATTCCAGCTAATTTATCAAAAATAGATTTAATATTTGCACTTAATAAGGTAAGAAGATCAGAAGAAAAGAATAAAAAAGAAAATCTTGTTGGAGTAGTAAACTTATTATTTATAAATAATAGATTAGTGGATTTAAAAAATGAGCTAAATATTATAATAAAAGAAATTGAGAAATTAACAGATCGTATAAATAATATCACTTTAATTTCCGATTATGAATATCATGAAAAATTAATTAATAAGATAGATAAAGATTATAAAGATATAAATAAAGAATTAAAGTAAAGTATTAACCATAAATAAGTCAGATCTATCTATAACTTAATCTTATTTATAGATCTGACTTATTTATTAATCTAAATCGTATGAAATTTAATATTAAATTAATTAAGGAAGATAACACTTCTAAAATAAAATATATAGAAATAAGAGATAATAATGGATTACTCATACAAACTTTTTCAGCTATAAGCTGTGCATGTATAAATCAAGATGATAATCAATATTTATTAACCAGAGGTTTAAAAATCCCGATAAATAAATATAAAAATTTAGATAATATATTAGTATGTAATGAAACAAATAATATTTATAAATCGATACATGTATTAGACACTGTGTATGAAGCACTTATTGATATGTTTGGAGAAGATACAGTATCTTATAAGAATAAAGTTATTAATGAATATGAAGATTTATCGGATGAGTTTATAACTACTTTCTTTGAACGTACTTATAGTTTAATAACAGTAAAATTAGGAACTTTAATAAGTCATAAATCTGAAAATGAATTTGAAGTATTTAGAGATTTATATTTAGTATTCGGTTTATTAGATGCTGTATATGGGTTCATATTAGAAATAAACTTAATAAATGCTAAACCTACTTCACATCAATTTGTAAATGGAAAAACATTACCAGTATATTGTTTAATTTATAAATTCGTATCTAAGATATGTTTAGGTGATTCTTTTGCAAGTAGTAATTTAATTACAGCAAATTATATGATCTCTGATTATATCAATTGTGGAAAACAATTTGATGAAAAATTGTTTAAAGATGTAATAGTAGATCTTATAAATAATTTAAAAATATTATTAGGAAATATTTCTGATGAAGGTTATAGACGTTATACATATAATTTTAACAATTACTTTGATATAACAAATAAAGAATTAATTAATTTATTTATGATTGATCCAAATAAATGTAAAATAATCATTCCAGAAGAAAAAGATGCATTTGAACATTTACAAAAAAAAAGTTTTATTTATGATATAAAAAATAGTTTATTTAATAAAGAATTTATTAAAACATTAAGTAAATATTCAAGTAATCCTGTATATTTTTTCGAAACCAAAAAATCTATATATAATATTATACAATATAATAGTGTAAAAAATATGATAAAACGTGAAATGAAGCTTCTGATTAATGCATATAATACCAAAATATCTATAGAAGGTATTTGTTCAAAATTTAAAGATTATAATGATATAGAACAAGATTTATATAACACAAATATCGTCTTAGATACATTTAAAAATAATCTTATTAAATTACAAATAATTGATAAAGGATTTGACGATGATTTAACTGTAAAATGTATAAAAAATGAAAAAGAATATATTGTTTATAAATAAAGAAGTATTTAACAAGATAAATTTATATCATAGTATTGTTGGAAGTATAGAATGGAGTGGTTCTATATTAATAAAACCAGAAATATCTGATAATGTTATAACTTATAATGTTATTGATATAATAATAGAATGTATAGGAGTGTCAGGTAGTTTTGAAACTAGTCCTACAGAATTTAAAAATTTTGCAAATAATCCTGAATTCGATAAATGTATGATAGGATTAGTGCATTCTCATCATTCTATGGGAGCTTTTGTATCTTCAGTTGATGAAGAAGAACTTAAAGAATCTCCATTTTATCCTTACATAAGTTTAGTTGTAGCTTTTAATCAAAGATTTGTAGCTAAAGAAGCTTATAAATTAGAAGAAACTTACAGAACTTATACATTATTTAATGGAAAATCTATAAAGATTAAAGAAGAAAATAAAGTAATAACTTTTGATTTAATAGTAAAAATAGAAGGTTATGATGAAGTTTTAGAAGAAGTTAATGTAATAAAGTCGAAAAAACCAGATTACTTTAATAATTTTAATGAAATTCCTAATGTAAATTTGCCAAATTATGGAATAAAAGAACAAATAGAAAATTATAAAACATATAATGGATTAAAATTAAATGATAACGATATTTCATTTATAATAAAACAGCTTGGTATAAAAACTACTGGTAAAAATAAAGATGTAAGAAAGGAAGTAATAGATACTTTAATAAAATACTACGAAAATAATCAAAATAAAATTTTAAAAGGATTTTTAGCTTATTTAAATTCATTAAATAAAGAAGATATTTTCTTTAGTTATCTTAAACAAAGTAAATATTGTACACCATATATTTCAGATATATTAGATATGATAAGAGAGGATTATTTTTATTATAGCGAATATAATGAATACGACGAATTTTAAAATGAATAAAATCTATGGATGAAAAAAGATTACGTTTTATTGATGCAGAATGGGCTCAGGATATAACATTTCAAGATGTTATACTAGGAGGTATAGGAGGCATTGGATCATGGTTGGCTTTATTACTATCTAGAGTTAATGTAAGAAGTTTATTAATATTTGAAGATGACATAGTTAATTTTCATAATATTGGTGGACAATTATATGGTATAGATGATGTTGGAAAAAGTAAATATGATAGTTTAATTAAAACTATGTTAAACTTTTCAGCACCAGTAGAAACAAGTATATTTCCTGGTAGAAGATTAGAAAAATATATGCTTAAAGATGCTAGTAGTACATTAAAAGTTTTAAATCCTTCTATTGTATTTTCAGCTTTTGATAATATGTCAGCTAGAGAAATGTTATTTAATCTTTGGTTGGATGTATCTAATGAAAATTCAGTATTTATAGATGGAAGAATGAGTGCAGAAAGTTTTCAAGTATTTACTGTAAAAAAAGATAAAGATATTATAGAAAGATATAAAGCTTCTTTATTTAGTGATGAAGAAGTACCAGAAGATATATGTACTTTAAGAGCTACTACTCATAATGGAATGACATGCGCTTCTGTTATGCTAAGTAGTGCTCTTAATTTTATTACTAATTTAAGATATTCAAATTCAAGACCTTATGATTTTGAATTACTTGTATCTCTAAATCAATTATTTATTACAAGGTTATGAATTTTCATGTAGAAGATGTATATATAAAAGATAATTATTTTTATAAATATAGCAATTATTCAAAAGAGCTACAAATACTAGATAATATATATCATGCTGCTGACGAACTTCCAATAACATATTCTAGAAACAACTTGTTTAATAGAAAATGCTTAAAAATAAAAGATTTTACATATGTTTTTTCTAATTCAGTATATAGATATATAATATCAAAAAATTATATACTTATTGTAAGCTCTAATTATTATAACGTTATAAGAAATGAATATGAATTTTTTATAAGAGCTAAAAATAAAAACAAAGATAAAAATGTTCTTTTATATGCTAATGGCTATGGGAACTTTGAAAATATAAAAAATGAAGAATTCAATTCATATAGATATAACTTTATAAAAGGATTGATAAAAGTATTATTATATAGTTCTGATTATAAAATATTATTAAAAGAAGATTCAATTCAAAAATATGATACATTTGGTTTAATAAAACCAATGGACATTAAATCTAAAATTATGCTTTTATTACGTATAGAATTAGAAACTGATGGTTATATAGATAACGATACTTATATATTAACTAGTGATATAATTAAAGATATTACCAAAAAAGATCTTTTTTCAGCATTTATAAAAACAAAATTATTAAGAGCAGTACGAAATGCAAACAAAGATGGAAAAAAACATATATTTTGAGGTAGATGCTATAAATAGCAGCTTATTAAAAAAAGTTAAAAATCCTAAAAATCTTTTAGAAGAAGTTCAAGAAACTGATGAAATGATTATTGGATCTGCCGTAGATTGTATATTAACTAGAAATGGTGATTTTGATAAAGAGTTTATGTATTCTGGAGATTACAGAATAAGCTTAGCAGTAAAAAATATAATTGATAAAGTATTTGAGTTATCTAAAAATAAGACAACTTTAGAAGAAGAAGCTGATTTATTGTTAAGAATAGGACGTGAATCAGAATATCAAAATAACTGGAAAGACGATACTTTAGTTAAAAATCTGATAAATAATGGAAACGCTTATTATAATGATCTTATCAAGGCCAATGGTAGAAAAATAATAACTTTAGATATGTCAATGTCCATAGATATTTCTTTAGAATTAATTATGAATAGTGATATAGATGAAGTTATTACTTTATTAAATTCTGATAAAGTAATGAAGCAACTTCCAGTATTTTGGTCTATAGAAAATAAACAATGTAAGTCATTATTAGATTTTGTATATATAGATGATGAAGCTAAAAAGATAAAAATATATGATTTAAAAGTAACTTCACGTCCAGCGCTAAGTTTTGATAAAACCTATCTTAAAGATGATCATGCTATACAAGCTTCTTTTTATGTAGATGCTTTAAAATACTTTTATAAAGACTATGATATTAGTTTTGCTTTTGTAGTAGTTAGTTATACAGAAGATATGGTAATATTATTTGATGTTAGTGATAAAGCTTTAGATATAGGAAGATATGGTAAAGACTTTACTACACATAGATATATGGGTTATTTAGAAAGAATAGAAGCTTTAGATTATATAAATATACAAGGCGATTATATCTATCCTTATTATGTAGTAAAAAAGAACAAAAAATTATTAATAGATGATAACACAACAAACAATAAAGACTCAGATAACTAGATATAATATTTCATTTTGTAATAGATTCTTTGTTGTAAAAGCTAATAAACCTGTATTTACTTTTAAAGATGATGAGGTTACATGTATGGATCAAGAATTTATATTAGGATTTCCGAAAGAACTCAAAGTAAATTCTTATGTTCATTTTAACATTAATAACTTTGATACTGTTTATCATATAAGAGATATTAAAGAAGATATAGAAAATATGCAATATACTTTTATAGAAGAAACTAAAAATATAACTACAAAATTTATTGTTCCGTTGATATTAGATAATATAGAAGAAGAACTTTTTCTAATGAATGCATATTTATCTACTACCGATTATATACTTGTGTTAAAATATAAATTTTTTAATCTTCCAGAATTTAATAAAATAGAAGATAAACTAATAGAATTTCCTTTAACCTTATCTATTATTCCAGAACATAATACATGTACTAATATTATAGTACTTGTTAAGATACCGAATGAATTAAAAGGAACTATAGAATTAATAAAACAAGGAAAATATTCTAAGATAAGTAATAGTCATAAAAATAAGATATTAGATTATTATGGTGTTGGAATAAATAGTGATATATATGATGTGTTATATAAAACTGATAATTATAGAAAAAGTTTATCTAAGATATTAGATTATGACATAAATAAAAATTCAGAATTATATGATATAATGACATTAGAAAATGAAACTATACATTTAGATAAAATATTAAGTACTATATTTACAGTACAAGATATAATCAAGTTTTTTATGTTATGAAACAGTTATTTAGTGAGGATTGGTTTAATATTTTAAAACCAATCCTCAAAACTAAGTATTTTGATGATGTTGGTAAATTTTTAAAAATAGAACGTCAAACTAAAATAATATATCCAGAAACTAACGAAGATATATTTAAAGCTTTTAAATTAACGACGTTTGATAATACTAGAGTAGTAATAGTAGGACAAGATCCATATCATGATGGTAGTGCAACAGGATTAGCTTTTGCAAATTATATATTAAAATCTCCATCTTTAAAAAACATATTAGATGAAGTATATGATAATTGTGGTGTTTATACTAATCCTAATTTAGAAAATTGGGCTCGTCAAGGTGTACTATTATTAAACATGGCTTTAACAGTAGAAAGAAATAAACCATTATCACATATTAACATGTGGTATAAATTCACCGATTATGTATTTAAATGTTTAAATGATAATAAAACAGCTTTAATATTTATGTTATGGGGTAATAAAGCAGGTTCTATAATTGATAAAATAGATAGTAATAAACATTATATATTAACTGCTGGGCATCCATCTCCATTAAATACTAAAATTCCATTTAGAGGTTGTAAACATTTTAGTAAAGCAAATGTTATATTAAAATCAATAAACAATGATGAAATAGATTGGTCATGAAACTATATAAATTTAACGATAATCTTCATTTATTTGAAGAATTTGATATAAAATTGAAAATAGTTTATGTTGCTATAATATTTATACTATTAGTATTAATAGCTTTTAAATTAGTAGATAGCAATAAAAAGATAACATACATAGATAAAGTTATAAGATTAGAAATAACTAATGAAAATTTCAGTAAGGAAAATCTTGAAAAAGAACTTATTAATTTAAACATCAAGTTTCCAGATATAGTATTAGCACAAGCAATATTAGAAACCAATAATTTTAAAAGTAGGATATTTCTAGAAAATAATAATTTATTTGGAATGAAACCAGCAAAACTTAGGCCAACAACAAGTAAAGGTGTTCTAAATGGATATGCATATTATAATAACTGGAAAGAGTCAGTATTAGATTATGCTTTATATCAAGCGGCTTATGCAAAATCTATAGACACAGAAGATAATTATTACATATTATTAACTACTTTTGCAGAAGATACATCTTATACAAAGAAACTAAAAAACATACAATATGGAAATTAATGAAGAAGAAATATTGAAAGATATAATTGATCATGTAGAATCTATTAATGAATTATCTGATTTAAAAATAGCATTACTTATGTTTATAAGTAAAGAAGACACAACAAGATGTTTACACAGCAACTATCCTTTTGATACATTTATATATGATATTTTTAGAATATTTTTAAAAGATAAAGAATTAGCTCAAAATGTTTTTAATAAAACACATAACAATGTCTAACAGAGAAACTAGTAAAAGTTTAAAATACATTATAAATCAATTGTCGAAATTACCTGATACGGAAAGAGTTACTATATTTTACAGAGAAAGTACTAAAGGATCAGAAAAAGTAGACTTTACTCTATTAGGTGATTTTGATTCTAAAGAAATATGTGCTATTGAATTAATTAAATTAATGGAAAAATTAAAAATAGATTTTATTGTAAAAGAAAGTGAAGATTTTGATCAATTTTTAAAAGTATGTGAATTTTATGTGAATTTATTGAAACAGTCGGATATGGATTAGATGATGAAACAGATGATAAATAGTAAAAAGGAAATGAATAAATATATATTTAAAAAAATAAAAAATGAAGTAATAAAAGATATAATATTAACTTATAGTGGTTTTTGTATAGTTACAGAAAAGTATGAAGTTAATATTTTTTATAGTGCTGATACTTATGATTGTTTTATTAAAGCAAATAATAATACACCAAATGTAAATTTCAAAGATTTATATTTAGAGGATATACATCTCAATATAGAATGTAGATCAAACCAAAATAATGAATTAAACACAAGATTAGTTTTCATTATA